CCGCTGCTATTGAAATGTATATACAAGATCACGTTGGCATGAAACAAGATGGGACATTTGGTGATTGCTATTTTAATGAATTATTAAACGACTGGTCTAGATTCGATATAAACAAAAGAACAAAGCATGATGCGTCTATTAGTTCTGGGTTAGCGGTAATGGCTAACAACAGGCATTTGTATAGACCAAACGCACCGACGCAAAAACCTAAACTAAACATAAGTATTGCTAAGTACTCAAACAAAGGTAATACATCTAAATTAATCAAAAAATAAATATGGCAGAGTCTGTTATAAGAAGTTATTTTCCAAGTCAAACCGTTAGTGATAGCGAGAAAAAATCCAATGATTATGGGTTGAAAGTAGGTAGGGCTATCGAACAAGAGTGGTTTAATAACGATAGAGGATCTAATAAATATACAACCAACACTAATAGTTTCCACAAATTAAGATTGTACGCAAGAGGTGAGCAATCAATACAAAAATATAAGGATGAGTTATCTATAAATGGTGATTTGTCCTATCTTAATTTAGATTGGAAGCCAGTACCTATAATATCTAAATTTGTAGATATAGTAGTAAATGGTATTGCAGAGAGAACTTTTGATATAAAAGCTTATTCACAAGACCCGTATGGAGTTTATAAAAGAACAAAATATATGGATGGTGTCTTAGAAGATATGAATGCTAAGGCTTATAAAGCAGGTGTTTTACAACAAACAGGTATTGATTTGTTTAAAAGTGAAATGGATGAACTTCCAGAAACACAAGAAGAACTTGATCTACACATGCAGTTAACCTATAAACAATCTATAGAGATAGCTGAAGAACAAGCTATAAACACAATGTTAGACGGTAATAGATATGAATTAGTAAAGAAAAGATTTTTTCATGATTTAACTGTTTTAGGTATTGGGGCTGTTAAAACTAATTTTAACACTTCAGAAGGTGTTACAATTAAATACGTAGATCCTACAGATTTAGTTTATTCCTATACAGACTCTCCTTATTTCGATGATATATACTATGTTGGTGAAGTAAAAGTTATACCTATTAATGAGTTAATAAAACAATTTCCAGATTTAACACAAAGTGAATTAGAAGATATTGTTAAAAACAAAAATTTCAATCAAAAAAACTATAACAATACAGGTTCTAATTTAAAAGAAGAAGATACTAATAAAGTGCAAGTTTTGTATTTTGATTATAAAACTTATAACAATGAAGTTTATAAATTAAAACAAACTGGTAGTGGTGCTAACAAAGCTATTAAAAAAGACGATGGATTTAAACCACCAAAAACAGATAGTAATTTTGAAAAACTTGAAAGAATGATTGAAGTTTTGTATGAAGGAGCTATGATTCTAGGTAGTGATAAATTACTTAAGTGGGAATTAGCCGAGAACATGGTTAGACCTAAAAGTGATTTTACTAAAGTTAAAATGAACTATGCTATTGTTGCTCCTAGAATGTATAAAGGTCGTATAGAATCTCTAGTAGGTCGTATTACAGGTTTTGCTGATATGATACAACTTACTCATTTAAAACTCCAACAGGTGTTATCACGCATGGTACCAGATGGTATATATTTAGATGCTGATGGTCTTGCTGAAATAGATTTAGGTAATGGAACAAATTACAATCCACAAGAAGCACTAAATATGTTCTTCCAAACTGGTTCGATAATTGGTAGATCATATACCTCTGAAGGTGATATGAATGCTGGTAAAGTACCTATTCAAGAAATACAGTCTGGAAATGGAGGTGCAAAGATGCAGTCGTTAATTGGTAATTATAATTATTATCTACAAATGATTAGGGATGTAACCGGGCTGAATGAGGCTAGAGATGCTGCAACGCCTGATAAAAATGCTTTAGTAGGTGTTCAAAAATTAGCCGCAGCGAATTCTAATACTGCAACTAGACACATATTACAATCTGGTTTATTTTTAACAACAGAGGTTGCGGAAAGTATATCTATAAGAATATCTGATATATTAGAATACTCCCCAACAAAAGAAGCTTTTATACAACAAATAGGTGCTCATAATGTAGGTACTCTTGAGGATTTAAAAGAATTACATTTATATGATTTTGGTATATTTTTAGAATTACAACCAGATGAGGAAGAAAAAGCAATGTTAGAAAATAATATTCAAATGGCTCTTCAACAGCAAAATATAGAACTCGAAGACGCTATTGATCTTAGAGAAATAAAAAATATAAAACTAGCCAATCAACTGTTAAAGATACGTAGAAAGAAAAAGCAAGAAAAAGATCAGCAAATACAAGAGCGAAACATGCAGATGCAGGCGCAGACAAATCAACAAGCTGCACAAGCGGCTGCACAAGCTGAAATACAAAAAGAACAAGCTAAAGCGTCTGCGCAGGGAGAACTAGAAGCTTTAAAAGCACAGTTAGATGGTGAAAAAATGGTTCAAGAAGCAGAAATTAAAAAACAACTAATGCAAGTTGAATTTGAATTTAACATGCAACTTCGTCAAGCAGATGAAGGATTGGCAAAAAATCAAGAAAAAGAAAGAGAAGATCGTAAAGATGAAAGAACTAGAATACAAGCAACTCAACAAAGTGAAATGATAGATCAAAGAAATAACGCGAAAGCACCTAAAAACTTTGAGTCTGCAGGTAATGATACTTTAGGAGGAGGTTTTGATTTAGAGGCTTTCGATCCTAGATAAATTTATTAATTATTATTATATTATATTATGGCAAAAAAGAAAAAAGAAGAAGTAGTTGAAAAAACTACACAACCAACTGAACAACCAGTTGAAGAAACTAAAAAACCAAAAACTAATGAAGACGGTGATTACATTGTTGATTTAAATAAACCAGAAGAAAATGAAACTAAAGAAGATAACCCTGACGACAAGGGAGTGGTTGGAGTCGATGAGAATGCCGATACCACAGAAAAACAAAAAGAAGTACAACCGGAAGGAGAAACACAAGAAGAAACCCCAGTATTAGAAGAGATAACTGATGAAGAAGTTAAAGAAGAAACAGAGACTTTAACAGAGGAGTTATTAGATGCTAAAATAGAAGAGGTTGAAAGTGGTAAAGCAATACCTGAAAATTTACAAAAAGTTGTAGATTTTATGGAAGAAACCGGCGGCACACTAGAAGATTACGTTCGTCTTAATCAAGATTTTTCTAATTATGACGATATGACAGTACTAAGAGAGTACTATAAACAAACTAAACCACATCTATCATCTGATGAAATTAATTTTTTAATGGAAGAAGATTTTTCGTATGACGAAGAGGTTGATGAGGAAAGAGATATAAAAAAGAAAAAAATAGCGTTAAAAGAGCAAGTTGCCAACGCTAAAACCCATCTGGACGGGCAAAAGTCCAAATACTATGAAGAAATTAAAGCTGGGTCAAAGTTGACTCAAGAACAACAAAAAGCTATGGATTTCTTTAATAGATATAACAAGGAGTCAGAGGAAACTCAAAAAATAGCAGACAAACAAACTGATACTTTTTTAAATAAAACTAATCAAGTTTTTAACGATAAATTCAAAGGTTTTGAATATAATGTCGGTGAGAAAAAATATAGGTTTAACGTGAAAGATGCTAACGAGGTTAAAACAACCCAAAGTGATATTAATAATTTTATCAAGAAGTTCTTGAATGAAAACAACGAAATGTCAGACGCTAAGGGTTATCACAAATCTTTATTCACAGCAATGAATTCCGATGCTATTGCTAGTCATTTTTATGAACAAGGTAAGGCTGATGCTTTAAAACAAAGTGTTGCAAAATCCAAAAATATAAATATGGATCCTAGACAGTCGTTTTCAAACGACAATACTAGTGGACCAAAAGTAAGAGTGCTTAGCGATGATTCTCCTAACTTTAAGTTTAAAATTAAAAACAAATAATAACAAATTTAAAAATAAATAAATATGGCAATTACAGGCGTGGGGCATGCTGGTTATACAGCGGCACCACTAAAACAAACGTTGGCTACTAACTATATTGACTTTGCTACGGCAGGTTCAAGTGATGGTTGGGCGCAACAATATTTACCAGACCTTATGGAGCAGGAAGCAGAGGTTTTTGGTAATAGAACAATTTCAGGTTTCTTAGCGCAAGTAGGTGCTGAAGAAGCTATGGCTGCTGATCAAGTAGTTTGGTCAGAGCAAGGTAGATTACATTTATCGTACAAACTTGTTCAGTTAACTGTATCAACAACAACTGGTACTTTAACTTTTAACGCAGACACTACAGATGCTGATGGTAAATCAGTAACTAGTACAACAGCGGCTATCTTTCACGGTATTAGACCAGGAGATATGATTTTAGTATCAGACGCTGATTCAACTGCAAGAGGTTATGTTACTGCTGTAGCGGCATCTGGAACAGATACTGCAAACGGTGTAGTTACTTGGGAGCGTTATGATGGCGCAAACATTGCTACTAGCTCTTTGGCTGCTGGTGATGTATCAGTATTAGTTTATGGATCTGAGTACGCTAAAGGTGTTGAAGGTAGAGCAGGGGCTAACAAGCCAGTTCACTTATCTAGAACTAACAAACCAATCATTTTAAAAGACAAGTATGAGGTTTCAGGATCTGATGCTTCTCAAATTGGTTGGGTTGAAATTTCTGGTGAAGACGGACAAAACGGTTACATGTGGTATTTAAAAGCTGCTGGTGATACTAAATCTCGTTTTGCTGATTACTTAGAGATGGCAATGTTAGAATCTGTAGACGCAGCAGCGGCTGGTACTACAAGTGGTGGTCACCAAGGTGGAAAAATTGCGGGTACTGAAGGTTTATGGGAAGCTTTAGAAAACAGAGGTAACGTAGCTAACACAATGACTGCAATGGCAGATTATGATGAGCTAATTCACGAGCTTGACGCAAATGGTGCTATCGAAGAAAACATGTTATTCATGGATAGAACTACTAGCTTACAGTTAGATGATATTTTAGCTGCTCAAAATTCTTATGGATCTGGTGGTACTTCTTATGGAGTATTTAACAATTCATCTGACATGGCATTAAACTTAGGTTTCACTGGTTTCAGAAGAGGTTCTTATGACTTTTACAAATCAGACTTTAAATATCTAAACGATGCCTCTACTAGAGGGTTAATTAACGCTACTGATACAACTAATGCTATCAGAGGGGTTATGATCCCAGCTGGTGTATCAACTGTTTACGATCAAGGATTAGGTAAAAACCTAAAAAGACCTTTCCTACATGTTAGATACAGAGCTTCTAACTTAGAAAGTAGAAAGCTTAAAACTTGGACTACTGGTTCAGTTGGAGCTGTTACATCTGATTTAGATGCAATGGAAATGCACATGCTTTCTGAAAGATGTTTAGTTACTCAAGGTGCTAATAACTTTGTATTATTCAAAGGAGCTGCATAAGCACTTATTATTTTAAAAGGGAGGGCGGCATACATGCAAACGTTCTCCGTCTTCCCTTTTATTTTTTATTAATTTTATTATATATTATATTATGGCAAAAAAAACAAAAACAAAAGACTCATACCAAGGGGATCCTGGTGATGAGCATGTAGAAAAAATGGTGGTAGAAACTCCACAAGTTGTAGAACAACCAAAAAGAAAAGAACCAACTTATAAAGTTATTAATGATTGGGAGATAAAAGATAGAATTTACAAGTTAACAGGTGGTAAACAGCCGTTATCTCACTGGTTCAAAAGCAGAGGTTTGTACTGGTTTGATGAAGAGCTAGGTTATGAAAGAGAAATTATGTACTCTGAAAACCAAAAAACTGTTTTTGTTGACGAGATGAAAGGAGAAGTTCTTAGAGGAAGAATTATTTTTAGAAATGGCGTATTAGTTGTACCAAAAAATAAAGTTACTCTTCAAAAAATGTTATCTACATATCATCCGCAAGCTGGTAAATCTTGGGTAGAAGTTTCTGAAAAGAAAAAAGCAACAGAAGATTTGATAGATCTAAATATAGAGCTAGACGCAATGTTAATGGCTAGGGAAATGGATATTGATTTAGCAGAGGCAGTTATGCGTGTTCAAAACGGCTCTAAAGTAACAGAGATGAGTTCTAAGGAGCTTAAAAGAGATTTGTTAATATTTGCTAAAAACAATCCTCAATTATTTTTAGATTTAGCAAACGATGACAATGTTCAACTTAGAAATATTGGTATTAAAGCAACTGAAATGGGAATATTGAAATTATCTCAAGACCAAAGAACGTTTATGTGGGGATCTAATGATAGAAAACTAATGAATGTTCCTTTTGATGAACACCCATACTCAGCTTTAGCATCTTGGTTTAAGACTGATGAAGGTATGGAAATCTATGTAAATATAGAAAAACAATTAAAATAATCAAACTGTAGGAGCGGTCGCTCTACGGGGCGATCGCAAACTACAAAATAAAAAAATATGGCAGTAAACGTAGATACGATATATCAAAGAGTATTAGCAATAGCTAACAAAGAACAAAGAGGCTACATAACGCCTCAGGAATTTAATCTATTTGCTAACCAAGCTCAGATGCAAATATTTGAACAATATTTTTATGATATAAATCAATTTAATAGAATACCTGGAAACACTACGCCATACTCAGATATGCTTGAGCTTTTAGATGAAAAACTAGCAGATCTAACTTGTTCTTTTTACGCGTTAACAGATGGTGTTTATCAAAGTTACTCATTAGGAACAAAAGGTACTGCACAGGTTTTGCCTGCTGATTTATATAGGTTAGGTACTGTTTGGTATTATTGGGATAACGATTATATTGAAGCTGAATATATATCACAAAACGAATTTAGATACTACGCAAACTCATCCTTAGCGAGACCTGCTAACGACCAGCCAGTTTACACTCGAGACAAAGACGGTATAAAAGTTTGGGGACAAAACACTACAACGGCTCGTATTATACAAAGAACCACAAACGTTTTAATAGATTATGTTAAAACACCAGGTTATAGTGTTGATGCTGTAAACTGGGCATATACAGAAATAAATGGAGCTGCTTTATATAATAGTACTAATTCAAAAGATTTCCAATTACACGTTTCAGAAGAGGTTGAGCTCGTTAATAAAATATTACAATTAGCAGGGGTTGCAATTAAAGACCCTGTTGTTGCTCAAGCCGGAGCACAGCAAGATGTTAATAAAACACAACAAGAAAAACAATAATAAATGGGATTATTTACGCAAGAACAAAAAAGGTATTATACTAAAATACAAACTATAAATCAACAAGCTAATGGATTAACACAGTTAAGCACTTTTGATTTATTAAACCCATTACCACCTACTACAAACGATCCTACCACAAGTTCATACAATACGGATATGATAGTGAAGGTAAATGGTACTGTCTTAGACAATACTAATTACTCTTATATAAAAGGAACACCTGAAATTGTATTTGGTAGAAAAAGATTAATTAGAAGAGAGGCTGCGGGTGCACAGTTAACGGCTTCTGGTGGTACATACGCTGTTACCGGTATTAGTATTGGTGATGTTGCGGGTTCTATCATAACCTTAGCCGCTGCAAACACTACTATGCAAGTTGGAGACATAATAGCTGTAGATGAGACAAACAATGCTGGTTCACACGCTACAACCTCATCTTCTAATGGCGCCGGGCAAAAAGTTTCACCTTCTGAAAATATATCTATATATAAAATAGCGGATGACAATATAACTATTACGTTAAATAAACCAGTTAGAATAGAAAATAGTATGTACTTATACTTTTTCGAATACAGCTGGATAAGTGATATAACAGACACATCTACCTCTAATTGGAGTCAAAATCACATACCTGTAACTCAGGTAGCTACTCAAGTTCCTCCGGGCGCTGTAATTGAAATATATAACTCTCATAACAACGAGACGGGTAACTATCAAAATATATCATTAAAAGAAATTATAAATAACTTTATGGTTGCTTATGTAGGTCAAAACAAAATAATACCTAAAATAAAAAGATCTGACGTTGCTTATCATGCTAGAAGAGCACAACAAGAATTAAGTTACGATACTTATAGATCTTCTAAGTCTCAAGAGATTGAAATCCCAGCATCGTTAACTATGATGCTACCTCACGATTATGTAAACTATGTTAAGTTATCTTGGAGTGATGCTTCTGGTATAGAACACGTTTTATATCCAGCTTCGAAAACAAGTAATCCTACCGCCATAACTCAAGATGCTGACGGGGCTTATACGTATAACTCAGATGGAACTTTAATCACGACAGACTCTAACACTTGGACAAAATACAAATCTAACACCCCATCAGAAAACCAAAAAGACGATTACAATTATGATGATGATACATATGATTTAAACATTGGACAAAGATATGGTTTAGATCCACAACGCTCGCAAGTTAATGGTTCGTTTTTTATAGACAGTGTAAAAGGAAATCTCCATTTTAGTTCTAACATGTCTGGTAAGACTGTTACATTAAAATACTTAAGCGACTCAATGGGTACTTTAGACGAAATGATTGTGCATAAATATGCTGAAGAAGCTATGTACAAGTGTATAGCATACTCATGTGTCTCTTCTCTAGCAAAT